CCATAAAAAGGATGATTTTCACCTATATTTTTACCCTTTCGATTCTAAGAAATTTTTTTCTTAGATTCTTCAGTATGATGTTTACCATAAAAAGGATTATTCTATCCTTTAAATTTCTATGACATTATCTAACGACGATGCTATGACCATTTTGTTCCTTGTAAAGCAATATGATTAGACTATCCAATTTTTCTTTTAGTCTATTCGCTATGTTTAAAATTAGATCCGCCTGATGTCAAATTATATCCATACTAATCTTCAGTAGAACGATATTGCTAAATTAATTCTTGTTCTTTTTTATTAGCTTCATCTAAAGATAAATTAGTAAATAATATTTTATGCTAAAAATTATCCCATCCATATTTTAAAATAGCATTATAAAATTTAGAGCTAGTCTAATACCCTTTTCCATTATCCCATCTTTTCTAAGGTTTTTGACAAGTCTGTCCAATATAAACTTTATTATTTAATTTGTTTATATGAATATAAATAGTGTAATTATTCATTTATTTTCTCCTTTATAAAATATTTTCTAATATATATTATTTTTAAAATAAATGAATTAAAACACTATGTCCAAAATGGAAAACGATTCGATTGAGTTTTTATCGTAAGTTTTTGCCATAAAATAATTCTCCTAAATTTTCTTTTCTTTATAATTCTCTATTATATTATACAATAAATTTTCTTAATTTTCAAATTAAATTTTTATAAAATGAACTTTTATATACAATAAAAAAAAATAGGAAAGCATTTTCTGCTTTCCTATTTCATTAAACTAATTTTATAAAATTAGCACTTGCGAATCCATATTTCTAACCTTTAGATCCAGATATTTTAATATAATACCATACAGCTCCATTAGCGGCTTTTACTGCATCACATACTCCAACTTTTGTATCTTTCTTTAAAATAGGATAAGAAACAAGATTAGTATATGTTTTACCAGGACCTTTTCTAATATTTAAAAGTGCCGTGATTTTACCGGTTGCCGCGACTTTTTTACTATACTCTCCTGTTGTATTAATTGGAATCTAAGTAATTTTTTTAGTTACAGTAGTTGTTTCTTTTTTATTAACTTCTTTTGCTTTCTACTCATTCTTTTTATTAGCTTCCTAATCTTTTTTCTTTTGATCTATTATAGGAATATAGTTTTTAACTTTACTACCAATACCAAGATTAGTTGCAGTATGATGACCTTCATATAATAAAATATCACCAGGTAATAAATAATCGCTGTTCTTTAAATATTTAGAATCAGTTAAAACTTCAAATCCTGCTTTCTTAAATCCAGATTTCATATTTCCTGTATAAGAAGCATCAATATTTTTTAATTTATCAATATTTAATAAATATCCAACTGCTCTAACATTTGCAATAACACCAGCAGAGCAATCTGCTTCACAAGCTACTTTTATTTTTAATGGTCTAAAACCAACTTGTTTAAGTTGTACCCAATAAGTTGTTCGTTGATTTTGGTCATAACCAATTAAATCATTATTAGCTGCTTCAATTCCTAATTCAGCAATAAGCTATCTTACCTATTGATCTGGGTGTCTTAATACACAAGTCCAAGGTCTATTATACCAATTTTTAATACACCACTATGTTTTAGTCTGATCTCCTGCTTTACCACCTTTTAATCGTCTATTTTCATCTCCACTGCAATTAGAAATTTTATTTGTAAAATTTTTAAAATTAACACTCATTTAATAATATTCCTTCTTTCATTTAATCTTTTATAATAAGAGTTCTAACCTTATCATTTGTGTCAAGAATATGATTAAATTTCACTAAAACTTCATCTACCATTTTGCTAAAATCTTCAAAAGAAAGGAACTTAGCTACTGTAGGAAATTTAGTTACAAATTTATCATACACAAAACGTAATTTTAATTGACCTGTGCCTCCACCTAATACTTGTTCAGCTTCAGCAACAGCAATTAATAACCACTATTTCACTTTAGCTAGTTGCTATTCTTTAGAAAGGGTAGAAAACTTTTTAATATAAAATATTCCTACAACTATAGCTGCAATAATCAAGACAAAAATATACCAATTTTCAGTTATAAAATTTAAACTTGTCATCCTTCCGCAATCTCCTATTCATAATTTTCTTCTTCTTCTTTTGAATCATTACAGCTATTATTTAACATAGCTGTTTCAAAAATGATACCACCTTTTGTATTTTCTTTAGTAGATTTTAAAGAATAAATAGCAAATCCTACTGTCTATGCAACAATAGCAGAAATTAACATAGTAAGTGGAGTAAAATCAATTCCATAACCCATGTTCATTCCTTTTATTACTGCATACATTGTAAATAATTCTATAATAGAACAACTTATAAAAAGAAAAAACATTAAAAACTTAGTTGTAGTTAAAGCTTTTTTCTATTCTTTAGTAGGCTTTTTCCTATTTTTAGTATTTTTTATATCTTCCTAAAGATCTTGTTCAGCAATTAAAATTGGTTTCTATATCTACCAATTTTGTAGCTTTTGTTCTAAATTCTATGCCCTTTTTTCTAAATTAGACATTTTATCACCACCGTTATCTTTTATTAAATAAAAAAAGATTTGAAATTAATCAAATCTTTATATAAATAATAGATTTTAATTTAAAGAAATTATAATTCTATGTCCTTTTGATATTCATTTAAAATATCTTCTCTTTCTTTATCCATTTTAATGATAGAATTTTTAAGAGCATTATATTCATTATCATATTCTTTAATTTTATTTTCATAAAAATTAAGTTTATAATAAATTCTTTTAATCATAGGATTTTTTTTAGAGTCATTAATATTTAAATTAATATCAATAAGAAGATTATCTAAAGCCTGCTTCTGTATTACAGTTTTCTTCTTTTTAAATTTAATCCAATTCATAACAGCTCTAGTCTCAGCATATCTTTCACCTGTAAAAAGAGAAAATCTATCATTATCAAAATCTTCTGGACTGCATTTAGATCTACCTGTAAAAATTCCATCTCTAGTCTGAATACGAACAATAGTAACTCCAAATTCTCCTTCTTCAAGACCAGAATAAATAATACTATATTTCATTTGAGATAATAATTCCTTTCTTTTTGATTATTAATGTCTTTTATAATTTGTTCAATAGAAACTGGATAACAATTATGAGCATCTTGCGCCACATTATATACACAAGGATAATTTGAATATTTTTCTGAACTGTGTGTATGTCCACTTAAATTCCATAATACAGGACGGCCAGGCTCATAAAAATTAGTAGTAATAGTAGGATAATGGGAAAGATAAAAACGTAATTTTTTTGAATATTTAATAATTTTTATATCACATATTTCTACGATGTTATAACAAGTTTTATAAGCTTCTATCTTTTTATCTGTGTCATGATTGCCTTTAATAATATGGATATTACCTTTAAGTTGTGCTATACAGTTAAGTCCTTCTTTAAGGTTATTTAAAATACAATCACCAAGACAATATACATCATCATCATAATTTACAACTTCATTATGATTTTTAATAATCGCGGCATTCATATCGGTAACGTTAGAGAAGCCTCTCGGCTTATATAAAAATTCTCTATCATGACAAAAATGCCAATCACTAGTAAACCAAATCATAGTACCTCCTTTTTAAAAACATTTACTTACTTTTCCATCTTTATCAACTTTCCAAATTTTTTTAAAATTTTCAGTTACTTCAGGAATAGTATAAGTAGAAGCCATACGTCTAATAATACCTCTAGGAACATAAGTTTTTGTTCCTTTTCTCTGTTCATTTCTCTTTAAACAAATTGCAACTGGAACATCAAAATAAATTACTTCAGTCGTAAATTCTACATTTGTAGAATTCCGCACTGCATTATAAGTTTTATTTCTACTGCGCTCATTTAAATGAGTTGCGTCTGCATATACGTTATTTCCAGCTTCAAGATTTCTCACAATCATATTAATATATTTATTATATACTTCATCTTCATGTGAAAAATACTCTTCTCCTTCTTTTAAAATAGAAAATCTAATATCATCACGGCTAACAATAATTTCATTTTCTTTTTTATTCTTTTTTAAAAAGGTAGATTTTCCAGATCCAGGAACTCCGCAAGAAATATATAAGATTGGTTTGTTATTAATCATTGCCGTTATACCCCTTCCCGCGTCTATTTTTATTTTGATAGTGTTCTGCAATAAATTGTTTATATGGCTTTATTCTTTCTCCATTAATAAAATTACCTTCATTATATTCAATTTCAAAATCTTCAAGTGTATATTTGCCTTTATTTTTTATTTCTACCATATTTCTTTCCTCTTGACAATAAAGACAAAAAAGTTTTTTTAAATGCCCAGATTCTCTTTCAGCTCCTATTTTTCTAATTACTGGTATTCCCTTATGACCACAACAGGTGCAATAAAAATCGCTTAAACAATTTAATCTAGCATTTTTATTTTTCTTCAAATATACCACTTCCTCTTCTTATTCTTATTCTTATTCTTTTATTTCTTATAATAATATTATATAATAAATTTTTTAAAAAATAAAATAAAGTAGAGAAATATTTAATTATAAAATTATTTCTCTACTTATTTTATTTTATCAATGATTTAGAAGATAAGAGCGTGATACATTTTTAAAGCTAAAATTAGGATCGGTAGTTTTATAATATACAAACCCTTCTCTTGGCTGTTTGTCTTTACCCTCACAAATAATAGAAGAGTAATACCCTTCAGCTGTTTCTTTAAATCTTTCAAAATCATCAGGAAGGATATAATGACTATATCTAATAGGAACATGTTCCATATCATATTCTTCCCAAATTTTTATAGCTTCTCTAATATCATATTTTCCAATTTTAGAATCAATCATATGAAAACAGAAAAGCCGTGTTTCAGAAAGTCCATGAGGATTTTTCTGAATGCCAGGTCCACAAACTTCTCCCTGCCAACATACATAATTTAAATCAGGATGCTTAATTAAATAATCTTTAAGTTTATTTTCAATATCATATTTAATAGCACATTCCCAATAATAGTTATCATCATAAAAAGATTTCTGATTTGGAGTAAGCTGTCTTACATTACGAGAACAGACATAAAATTCAAAACGACCAAAAGGTTTACGTTCAAGAATATAAGTTCCAGAACTACCGTCACATTTTTCAGTTACAATATAAGGGGTTTTATCATTTAAAACCCAAGTCATATTTTCACAGCGTTCCTGGTCTGTTTTTTTCACATAAGGAAAATTAGTTGGAAATCCAGTTTTCTTATCTCTTTTACGTCCAAAGAAAACAAAAAGAAGTTTCTTTCCACAATCTCTTTTCATAAGCCAGCGGAAAGGCTGATGAGAAAAGAGTTTTCCATTACGCTGAGCCATCTTTTTATATTTATCCGCGGCTGCAGCTTTACGTTGATTATCACTAGGTTCAGCATAGGTTACACCGAGCGCCGCGGTTAAAAATCTAGATTCATCATTAACATAGTGAATTATTCCATTAGTATCAGTTATACCAGGAATTTCTTTAGTATTATCAAGACACTCTTCATCTCTAAAGATTCTAGCGTTTCTATGTGCTTTCCATCCGAACTGTTCAGCGGACATAAGAAGACCTTGGCTTATAGATTTACACATTTTCTGTGTTTTAATTTTATAATGTTTTTTAGCAAGAAACTCCATATCGGTAAAAGGTTTGACCTCGGGAAGTTTAGAATCAATTTCAAAATAGATAGCAGGATCTCCAGATCTAAATTCTCCTTTGCCTACAACTATAGTCCAGCCGCCGACATGAGCAAGTTCTACTCTATCATATCCTTCTATTGGAGTGATATTATCTATTTTTACAACATAAGCTAATTGTCTAATGCCATTTTTGTCAAGCATAAATTACACCTCTTTAATACCAAGTTCATCTTTTAAATACTCTTTAAAGTATCTTAAAGTTTCTTCCTCTTCAATAAAGAACCAATCTCTTTTATATTTATTATAAAGCCATCCTGCAAAATTACAAATTAGCTGACCAAATCTCCAATCAGGAACATATTTTTTATGAATGTCTTTTATAGTATTATAAAAATCATCTAGTCTATTAATATCTCTCATATTATTTTGTCTCCTTTATCTTATTTTCTATTTCTTCTATTGTTTCTAAAATAAATAATGTTCGTCTATCTTCAAAAAAGAAAATTGTATGGTTTGAATAAACATCTTTAGTAAAATATAATACCTGATTAAAATTTACTAAAACAATATTTTTATCAATATCATGAAGTTTAATATAATTCATAGTATTATTTACCCTCTTCTAATTGTAAAAATTTATTTAAATACCATATAGCTTTTTTTATATCTTCTGTTGGTGTTTCATGTTTATAATTACATCTATAAATATATTTAAAAGCATTTCCCAAACAAAAAGACTTTACTCCATTTTTTCCTATAACATCCTCCATTACATCAATACATTCAAAATTTGCTGTTGTATAATGTTTAGGATGATTAATATTATTATTTTCCATAAAAAATAAATCCTTTTTTATTCTATAAATATTATATAATAAAATTTTAAAAAAATCAATCAACAAATAATGTTGATTGATTTTAATTATTTATATTACCACCATAAATCTTGAAAATGTTTTGCAAATAAATTTATTCCATCTTGAACTTTTTTACTATAAGCATCATATCTAATTCTATAATCTTTCCAATTTTCACCTTTTTCAAGTTCTGGTTCTTCAGTTGGATTGACAATTTGTTCAAAACTCCAAATTATGCGATCTAATACAGCATCCCATTTTTCTTTTGCATTATTTAAACGTTCTTCATCATTATTAAAATGAATATTTTCTTCATTAACCTGAAATAAAACAGCCCCAGGAACTCCGTTATTTAATTTTTTATATCGTTTAAGTCTAGGAAGTGTAAAAGCAGCAACAGTATATCCAAGATCCCAAGTTTCTTTATCTTTAAATTTAGTATAAATTCCTTTTTTCTTTTTTATTCTTTTATTCATTATTTTTATTTCTCTTTTTTTGTTTTTTAGCTATTTTTTTTGCTATAAATTTTTTATGTCTTTCTCGTTTTAATCTTTCTTCTTCTTTTTCTTTTTCAGCTTCTTTTTGATCTTTATAAAACTTTTTAATACCTTTATTTACAATTTTAACAAAATATTTTTGATATTTTAACTCTCTTGCCATATGCATTATACCATCCATTGTATAACTTTTGCTATATAATTTTTTAGCAAGAGCAAGATAAAAGGCAAATTCAAAGTCAAAAACATCATTTTTATCACAAACAGTTTTTACAACGGTGTTGTCCGCAAATGTAAATAAATATACTTTTTCGGGTACAATTTCTTTAACTTTTGTTATTGAATTAGAATCTTGCATAATATATTTAGAAATTGTTGCCATATTACCATTTACAATAAAATAAGATGGATATTTAGAAGGTGTAATTGTATTATTTTGTGTAATTACATTAGTTAAAATATCTTTTTGTGGTACAGTAGTAGTAGTATCTTTCTAAAATACTGCAGTATAATTATCTATACATGTAGAAATGAGTTTTCCAAACTATGTTGATGTTGCAACATCTGTAGTTGATATTGCAGTTGTCTAAAATAAATTATTCATTTTATTTTTATTTTCCTTTACTATTTTTCTTATTTATATTATATAATATATTTTTTTAAAAATCAAATTAATTTTTTGGTCAAGGAAAAATAATCTATATTAATTATATTTTATTTTATATGAAAATAATCTATATAATCTTCTTTAAAGCTATAGAAAGGAGATAAGGATTTATGGCATTATTTAAAATATTTAGAGGAACATCATAGAATCTACCAACCTCTGTTCATGATGGATATGCTTATTTTACTACTGATGATGGTAAGTTTTATATAGATGTAGATTAGACTAGAATATTAATAAATCCTGATACTTCTTCTGCAGAAAAAATTCAATATATATATGAAGATGGTGGTATTTCAAATGTAAAAGAAGTTTTAGATAATCTATTAAATACTCCTTAGATAAAAGCTATGGCTTTCGAAATACATACTGTTAGAGAATGGAGCAGCAGAGGTAGAGATGAAAGACTTTCTAAACAAGGATGTTTATATATATATTCAGATAGCATAGTTGACTCTGAAGGTGTGAAAATACCTAGAATAAAAATCGGAGATGGTTATTCTATTATTAAAAATTTACCTTTTTTAGGAGTATAGTTATAGAATTTATTAATACAACATATTAATGATTTTAATATTCATGTAACAGAATTAGAAAAAGAAATATGGTCTAATAAAACAAATATAGAAAATATTTCAGTAGATGAAATAAGACAAATGATGTCTATATAATTTAAAAGGAGGATTATACTTAAATGGCTAAAAAATATCTTGATTATGATGGATTAGCTTATTTTTGGGAAAAAGTAAAAAATAGAATAATTGGAAAAATAGATGATGTAAATTATGATAATACAAATAAAAAATTAACAAAAACAAAAGAAGGTGTAACTACTGATATAGTTTCTGTAGCTACATTAAAAACTGATATGGCTTTAAAGAAAGCTGATGTTGGTTTAGCTAATGTAGTTGATGGAGCTCAAGTTAATGTTTTATAGGGTATTCAGAAAAATGGAACAACAGTAAGTATTACTAATAAAATTGCTAATATTACCGTTCCAACTAAAACGTCAGATATTACAAATGATAGTGGCTTTATTACAATTGCGGATGTGCCTGAAGGCGCGGCAGCCTCTACTACAACTCCGAAAATGAATGGAACCGCGGCAGTTGGTACATAGGCTGCATTTGCTAGAGGTGATCATGTTCATCCTGTTGATACAAGTCGTGCACCTACAAATCATGCGTCTACAGCTACGACATATGGATCAGGAAGCAGCACTAATTATGGACATGTAAAGCTATCTGATGCAACTAATGGGACAGCTGCAGCAGCTTCAGGCGGGACTGCCGCGTCTCCTAAAGCTGTTGCTGATGCTTTAAAAGCCGCAAAAGATTATGCTGATAGTCTTGATACAGGCGTTACCGGAGTAAAAGGTAATGCTGAAACTACGTACAGAACCGGAGATGTAAATCTAACGCCAGCTAACATTGGAGCCGCTCCTACAAGCCATGCGTCAACTGCTACAACTTATGGTGTAGGTACTACTGCTAATTACGGTCATGTAAAAGTTACAAACGGAAACGGTCTCAATATTTCCAGTGGTACGATCAGCATGAGTGTAGCAAGCACCACTGCTGCAGGTGCGATGAGTGCTGCAGATAAGACAAAGCTTGATGGTGCTGCACCACTAGCATCTCCGGCTCTTACTGGTACACCTACTGCGCCTACTGCAGCTGCCGCGACTGATAATACACAAATTGCTACTACTGCTTTTGTACATGATGTAGTCGATGCTCTTGATGATTTTACAGGAGCAACATCTGATGCTGCTGGAACTCATGGCTTAGTTCCTGCTCCAAAAAGTGGCGATAATAATAAAATACTAACGGGTAATGGTGAGTGGAATTCAATTGGTTTAGGATTATATACGGAACGAATTGGAAATGTTGATTATAATGGCTTTTCCTTAATTCTTGAAGGAGACGGAGAAGAAGTCCCTACAAATTTAGGACATATTGTTTATCCAAGAGTAACTCAATCATCTGATGGTATGATGCGAAAAGAAGATAAAATAAAAATTGATGGGGCAGCTCCTCTTGCATCTCCAGCTTTAACAGGTACTCCAACAGCTCCTACTGCTACAGCAGGAACAAATAATACACAAATTGCAACAACCGCATTTGTAACCTCGGCTATTCAAACTGCTCAAACTGGAGCCGCATCTTTTCAAGGTACTGCACCTACTACTTTTGCTCCTACTAATTACAAAAAGGGATATTATTGGGTAGTTGGTACAGCAGGAACCTATGCTGGTGAGACTTGTGAACCTGGTGATATGATTTTTGCAGTAGCAGACTATGTATCTAGTTATAAAGCAGCTGATTTTAATGTAATTCAGACTAATTTAGATATTACATCTATTACAAACGCAGAAATTGATACAATTTGTGCTGCTTAATTTTTTATAAAATTAAAAGAGAAAGTGAATAATTAAGTTATGTCAACAAAATTTTTAGATAAAGATGGATTAACTTATCTTTGGACAAAGATTAAAACATATATTAATAATGCAATAAAAGTTACTGGAGTAAAAGGGAATGCAGAGTCTTCATATAGGACAGGAAATGTAAATTTAACTGCAGAAAATGTACAAGCTATAAAAATTAATAATCCAGGAAATACTCAACAACTATCACGTCCAAATCATTTAAATGGTTTGAATGATAATACTCTTGATGCAAAAGTTAATACACTTCGTGCAAATCGTCTAGCATTTCTCCCAGCAGATCAAATCATTATCGAGAAGACTACAGACGGAGGAGTAACATGGATAGATGCTGGTATTCCAGATTACATTAAAACAGGATTGTTTTCGGAGACGCGGCCAAACGTTATAATTCCTCTATTGAATGGTATTAAAAGTTTGAAATGTGGTATCCGAATTACGTTTACTGCGATGAAATATAATGTTCCAGATGGAACAGCAGAAACTGAAAAGTATAATTACTGGAACTCAATATATGTGAAGTCGGCTGAAAGATACAATCAGTTAAAAGAGATGTATTTTTGGGTATCGACTAATACTGACACAGTAAGTGTCAAACTTGAGAGAGCAAGTGGTGCAAACTCAACTAGTTGGAGTACTGCTTTTCAAAATTCTTCATGGGGAGCAACTGGATGGTCTGGATGTGATTATATTAGATTCAGCCAAGGGGTCTTCGGCGGAGGTACATCACAGACATTAAATTATTGGAATTATAGACTCACATTTATGACGAGAGGAGCTGGTGGTGGAACTGAGATGGCTGCCACTTATACTACAGCAGCACAAACTATTATGGAGATCCGTGGTTACGGAGATACATGGTGGAATGCTGGTAATGAGTATGCAGCAAATGATAAAATATATACTCATGATTATTTACAAAATGTTACATTTCCAAAAAAAGTTACAGCAACTGATGGGTTTACTGGAGCATTAACCGGCAATGTCACAGGTAACGTTAATGGACATACTATTAATTCTGATGTTCCTGTAAATGCAAAATTTACAGACACAACGTATGAATCAAAACCAGCCGCGTCTGGTGGAACTGATTTATCTTTGGTTACAACAGGAGATAAATATAGATGGAACACAGCTGCATCTAGTGGTGGTGATGTTAATATTATTGAGAGTGTGAAGGTAAATGGTACAGCTCTTACACCTGATGCAAATAAAGCTGTTAATGTAATACTACCAAGCAATCTACTTAACGGCTCATCTACAGGAAGTTTAAGAAGCGTAGGAAGTCAAGCTGAGAGTAGTAGTTATACTATTGGAACTAATTCGTTAGCCCTTGGCGTAGGGACTTTAGCTGCATCTCAAACACAAATAGCCTTAGGAAAATATAATGTTTCAGACCCAAATGATATATATGCTGTAATTATTGGTAATGGCACTGCAGATAATGCTCGTTCCAGTGCTCTCACTGTGGCTTGGGATGGAAGTACTTATATTGATGGCACATTAGAAGTACAATTAGGTATTACTTCGACTAGTAGTGTATATTTGCAGGATGACGTATATATTGGTAGTAATAAATATATATGGAATGAAGAAACTGGTTGTTTTATAGGTGGTGATGGTTCAATAGTATTGCAAGCGGTTACATCGAACTCAAATGCATACGATTCGGCTAATCCCCATATTACTTTTTTAGATGGCTCTGGTGATCAGGGTATTCAGTTAATTTTTACTGACTACGATTCAGTCCAATCACCTGCATCTCTCACTCTTGCAGGAAATCAGGGCGGGGAATGCTTTATGGCACC